CATAATCTACCGCACCGACCCTCTGCCCAAGACCCAAGACCTGATCGCATGGGAGAAGCTGCCTGATTGGGTTGAGTGGGTGGCAAGGGATGGGGACGGCACGGTTTTCGCCTACGATGAAGAACCTGAGTGCCGTGGCGATAAGTGGGTGTTTGGGGGTTCTGAATGCACACGCATCGACTACTGGCCCGAAATTGTGCAGATCGGGACGTGTGATTGGCGAGACAGCAGGCAGCGGAGGCCGAGATGATCGAAAACCTAAAGATCGCGTGGCCCCCAGAGTATGCTTGGCGCTGCCACCTCGTCCCCGGTGTCGTGTATCACCTTGAGGAGGGCAGACAGCCCAACGCATTCAACCGCCTCATGCAGCGCCTGTGCTTTGGCATCAGGTGGGAACGGATTAAGGAGGAGAAGAGATGAAAGAACTGACAAGCGAAGCCCAACAGGGCGCGATCCACCTGAAGTGGGGCTTCCTGCCTGTGTTTATGGTCCGCATGGCGGTGCCAGACTACGCGCCGGGGGTCTGGAAGTGGGGTCGCTGGCGTTATGCGCGGCTGCCTGAGGTGGTTGACCTGAACTCGCGGCTGATGGGAACATGGAGGTACTGACATGACCGACGAAGAACTGATCGCACGGCTGCGTTTACCGTGGCCGAAAGATGGGAGCGGAGACGAAGTCACTCTCCCTCTATGGGTGCTTATACTGACAGTCGAAGCCGCCGACCGCATCGAAGCCCTGACCGCCGATCGGGAGGCATGTGCTGTTCTAGTGTCCGACTTGCTGGATGGTTACGGAACGGATCAGATCGACTTCGCCACATTCGAAGCCGTTAGCGCCGCCGCCGAAGCCTTCGTTGCCCGCGCCCGGAAAGGCGTGTGATGCCCCGTGACCCATCCAACAGCCCCGGTGCGAGAGCGTTGAGGTTGGCGGGCTACGTCAAGCTGCCCGCGTGGTGGGTGACTGAAGAACAACTGCAACTGATCGAATACATGGCCAAGCAGAACTTGGCAGAGATCAACAGAATAAAGGATGAAGCCGAATGGCACCGCCGAGACGACTGATTACCCGCGACATGATCCAAGCCGCCAAAGATCGCGGCTGGCACCTAACCCTCACAGCCGAACATTACGGAATGCACCGATCAAGCATCGCAGCCGCCTGTGAGCGTTTTGGCATAGTGCTGCCGATGCACCCGTTCTCACCGCAACGGGTCAGCCCAAAGAGCAAGGTTTGGATCGACATCGCTGACGGCGAGACAAAGCCAAAGGTCAAACTGTCAGCCAGCCCTGCGGCGGTCGAGCGCACCTTGCAGCGGCTTCAGCGCGAAAAGCGGTTGCAGGCGTTAGGATGAGCCGCTAGAAAACATTGCGAGGGGCGCAACACATCCAAGAAACCGTCACGGGTGGCTTTGTGTTGGTCGATAACCATGTTCGCGCTACGGCTCGGTTTAACCTTGGCGCCCCTCGCGATCACTCCGAAATTCTGTCGATTGGGTCAAGCGCACGCAGGACAAGCCCGTCCTGCTTGTGGAACGTGATCGACTGCAAGGCCCGACGTGCGCCGTAGCCCATGCCAGCAGCATAAGCATCGGGCGGGCAGAAGGCGCGCAGGCTCTCAAAGCGCAGCGGCCCGAGGTCTTTGGCCTGATCGTGATGGACGTGGCCCGTCAGGTAATGGCGGTGGCGTGTCTGCGACCAGAACGTACATACGTCAGATAGATACAATGCCATCTGTTGCGGCTTACCTTTGTCGCCGTGGTGAGCGAAGATCGCGCACTTTCCCCACTGCATCATAAACAAATCGCGCGGTTCTTTCTCCACCATGATCCGAGGCTCGTTGCGATACCGCTCGGCCAGCGCGAAGTTGAGTGTCATGCTGGAGTGCGGGTCATGGTTGCCGCGAAGTACGCGAACCAGTACGCGCGAATGCTTCTGCAAAAGCTGGTGGACGGTCTCGGCAATGATGCCGATGCCAACGTCGAGAACCTTCCAGAAACGCCCGTCAACGTCCAGCCTGTGGCGGTTGGCAGGCGTCTCTGACCGCGTGTCATCGCTGTGGAAGTAGTCGCCGCCGATCAGCAAGATCGCCTGCTCGGCGGCAGGCGTGAGTGCCAGCACCTTGGCGAAGGCGTGCCGCATGTCTTTGGCCGCGTGCGCCAAGTCATAGTCCTGCGCGCCTGTCTCGCGGCCCCAAGCCAGCATGCCGACGTGGGCGTCCATGAGCGGATAAACGGCGCACAGGTCGGCCATGACGTTTTCTGGGGCCACCACAGGCTCGGCGGGGGCCATGCCCTCCAGAGCCGCCCTTATGCGCTCTGCGACGGCCTCGGGAGCCTCGCCATCGGGGCGCAGCATGACGGAATAGCCCGGCTCATCGTCTTTGGCCGGAACCTTCACCCACGCCAGCGACGGCATCATGTTGGTGCCGACGGCTGCCATGCTGTCAGCGATGGCGGGATCGATGCGATAATCTGCCCTGACATCCGGCGTGAACCCGGCGCGATTCAACATTCTCTGCATGTCGCGGCGATTTATGCCAATCTCGCGCGCAGCCTCGGCCACGTTGCCCGTGCGCTTGAAGGCTTCGACGGCCTCTTCCTGTCTAGGCGTCATGTCCACAGCCCGCGTCAACCAAGCGGATCAGATGCGCGCCCGTGATAACCGATAGAGGCCCACCATCGTGAGCCAATGCCGCCGCATGATCCGTCCGCGCCGCTTCGGTCCCGGCGCAGATCGCATCAGTGCTTGCCACGCTCGCGCAGCCAGTCACGGGCAGCGTCAGCATCAGACATGCGGCCAATCTCATCCATGCGCTCTCGCGTTTGAACATAACCCTCAAGCTCCTCTTGCTTGGCGTCAGCCTGAGCCGACTTTCTGCCGCTAAACCAGCTTGCTGCCAGCGCGGCCACGATGAGGCCAAACCCCATCGCCCACATTTTTAGGCGTGCGAAGATCATGCTTCACTTCCCCAAGGAATGCATTTGTATGAGACGACCTCAGACAGGCCGTATTGGTCGTGAACGAATGTTACGTTTTCCTGAACCGACGCGAAACATTCTTCTTCTGTCTTGGTGATCGGTCCGCTCATGGCAACGCACATCGTGCCGTCGCAGACCAGAAGCACCAAGGACCAGATCATCTCACGCCCTCCGCCCACTTCTTCAGGCGCTCACGCATGACCCACAGGGCCGCCAGCACGACGATGCCAGCGAACACTAGCGCGACGATCTGAGCCGTGCCATCCAGAGCGCCGACGGCAGCAATGCCAGCGCCAGCTCCGGATGCGACCTGCACGGCAGACGCCTGCATGGTGGTCGATTGTGCCACATTGGTGCGGCCATCATACTCACCTCCGACAGGCGTCAGGAACAGCTTGCGCTCGGCCTCGCGGCGTCGCGTCAGACCCTTCAGCACCTTGCCGCCTGCCTTGTTCCAGAGGAGCAGGGCGTTGGCAGCCTTAGTCTTGTCGCCGTCATTGAACAGGCGCAGTGCGGATGACTTCCGAAACGCCCCCGGCCCGATGTTGTAGGCCAAAGACACAAAAGCCCCAAACTCGTTTTCGTTGATCGGGGCGGTGATGGCATCTTCGATCTGGCTGGCGAATTTCTCTAGGGCCGCGTGCAGGTAACCCTCGGCGTCGCTGCGCGCGATAGTCATGCCACTCTTCGGCGTGATGCCGACGTTGGCGGCAGCCGTGGTGCCATATCCGATTGTCCAAATGCCAGCCGGGCATTTGTATGCCTTTGCGCTGAAGCCCTCAAATTCCTTGACCAGATCGACGGTTGCTCTGTTGATCTTCATTTGCGGAGGCTCTCTTCGATCTTGTCCAGCTTGTCGAAAACCTTTTGTATCAAGGTCTGAAGGTTCTTCATTTCGAGATCATGCGCCTTAGTGGTGGCAGCCGCTTGGGCCTTCAACACCTCAATGTCGGTGGCATGGCTTTGCTGCTTGAGGTGCATGAGCCAGACAAAAGCGGCCACGGGGGCCACGATCCACTTCATGACAGATTCAATAACGTCCATTTCAATACCGCCCTTCCCAAACACGCAAATGTGCGTTGTCGCTGCTGTTCATTTCGCGGGCAACCACTTCACGCATGGCCGCCGTGTCATTGGGATTGACGCCCCATTTCTTAGCCCACTCAGCCCAGACCTTCATCGGCACCAAGCCCACCAGCTTGCTTTCCCCGAAGCTGTCCGCCCCGGCGCTTTTTAGGGCTTTCGCTCGTTCCAGAACCGGGCTGAAGTCGTGCGTCTGCTGCACGATGATCTTCCCGTCCTCCTCGAACATTCTCTCCGCGATCTTCGACATGGGCGTCCTCAAAGGTCAAATTAGGGTAGGCCAAACGCATAACATCCGCCACTTCCGGCGGCATCCGTAGGATTTGCCCGCGACGATAGCGAACACCGCCCCGGAATATTCCCTCACATGTTACGCGATATTCCATCATTTTGAAATAAGGGGCGAGTTTCCCCGCCCCTCTTTTATCACGACACGGTTGCCGAGAACGGCGTTGCTTCCGTCCCAGAGGCTTCCGACATAACAACGACTGCCCAAGTGTTGGCAGCGATGTCGTCAAGGACTACACGCCAGCCCTTGAGGCCGCCACGGGTCGAGCCATCCAGCGTGATGGTGTCCGAGGTGTCTGCGGTGTAGAAGCACGAAGCGCCTGCGCTGTCGTTGCCCAGATAGGCGGTGCCCATCATCACGTCGGTCGAGTCGGCGACCTTGATGATCTGGCTGCCCGAGGCATCGGCAAGGCCGATAAACTCGTAGCGGTTGCCCGA